CCCTACGACAAGGAACTCCTAAACCTGCTCATGCAGACGGGCAACATGAAGGCGATGAGCCGGGAGACTGGCATTCCGTACCGCAGCATCATTTACTCCATCGAACAAGCCAAAGCGAAAATTAAAAATTCCATCGAATCCCATGGATATACTGGCCTTTCCCATCCTGATTAGTGCGCTTGCGACCCTTGCGGTCGTGGAGTTCAAAGTGCTGCCACCGTGGTTCTACAACCTACCATTCGCCAAGCACAAGCCGTTCACCTGCGTCACCTGCTTTGCCTTTTGGCTTGGCATCCTCCTGACCCTACCGACCTGTCAGTGGTACCTCGCCCCAGTACTTGGCCTTGCCGCATCCGCCACCACCGTAATCATTCGAGAATGGATGTACAAATAACCAACCAGCAAGTAATCCTTGCCCAAAAATACCGACACTATTGGGACCTGTACCAGTCGCAGCAGTACCTACGGCTGACACCACAGGCCACCGCAGACCTGCAAGGCATCCTTAACAAACTGGGCCGACCCCACACGAACTGGTGGTGTGCTGACTGCGTAAAATCATCCCTGTCCTACATCTACCAACAGGTGGATGCGTACATCGCAGCCAATGACAATGCAATAACCTACGACCTGAATGCCCCTACCAATCCCGAACAATAACGAATCCAAAGATGCCTTCCTTGGAAGGTGCATGACCAATGACAACACCAATGCAGAGTTCCCCGATACGGCTCAACGGCTTGCCGTTTGTGGCTCACTTTGGGCGAATCACAAACGCAGCCAGTTCCAGTCCTATGCGGATTATGGTGAGGGCATTCGTAACAATGCCAAGCGAGGCATCGAACTTAATGAACGCAACGGCAACAAGTGTGCAACCCAAACGGGCAAGGTCAGGGCGCAGCAGCTTGCAGCAGGTGAAGGCATCAGCCTTGAAACCATCAAGCGGATGCACTCCTACCTCTCAAGGGCTGAAACCTACTACGACAATGCCGATGACACATCGGACTGCGGTTACATCAGTTACCTGCTTTGGGGAGGTAAGTCGGCACTATCGTGGAGCAGAAATAAACTCCGAGAACTTGGCGAACTCGAAAGCGAAGGATGATAGCGAAGCCCAAGTGCAGGCTCGGATGGATTCGCTTATGATGGTGATAACCACCCTGTGCGACTGCATTGGTGCGGTTGATGAATCCAACGCTCCAAACCAGTACGAGGTGAAGATGAAAATTGTGAACAAGATTTCGGACTTGATTGACAAAATCGAATACTGATGCAAAGAGTACCCATAGGCACGATTAAAAACAACCCGAACAACCCAAGGGTCATCAAGGACGACAAGTTTAAGAAACTGGTCCAGTCCATCAAGGACCTACCCGAAATGGCCGAGGTTCGGCCTATTGTGGTCAATACCGATATGGTCGTGCTTGGAGGCAACATGAGGCTCAAAGCCATGCGTGAGGCAGGCTGGAAGGATGTGCCGATTGAAGTGGTGGATTGGAGCGAGGACAAGCAAAGGCAGTTTATCATCAAGGACAATGTAAGCGGAGGGGAGTGGGATTGGGAAATGCTTGCCAACGAATGGAATACCGAGGAACTGCAAGAGTGGGGGCTTGACCTACCCGACTTTGACAACGCCAAGGAATTGGAAGCGGAGGAAGATGACTACGAGATGCCTGACGAAGTGCAGACCGACATCGTGCTGGGCGACCTGTTCGAGATTGGTCCGCATCGTTTGCTTTGTGGGGATTCAACGGATAGCGATGCCGTTGCGAAGTTGATGGATGGAGAGAAGGCGGAAATTATTTATACTGACCCACCATATTCAAGCGGAGGATTTCAAGAAAGCGGCAAAACAAGCGGAAGTATAGGAGCAAGAGGGAATAAGCAAATTGCAACAGACAACCTAAGCACAAGAGGTTACATTTTGTTAATGGACAAAGTTTTGGCGAACTTTAATAATGCACATTCTGCTTTTATATTTTGTGACTGGAAAATGTGGGTATATAATCAAGACATTGCAGAAGCAAAGGGGTACAGGGTGCGTAATATGATTGTTTGGGATAAAATGCAAATGGGTATGGGTATGCCGTTTAGAAATCAGCACGAATTGTGTTTGTTTGGTTCTAAATTGGCAGGTAAAATAGGAGATGGCAAAACGCCTAATGTTTTGCAATGCAAAAGAGATAGAGAAAGCGAACACGCAACACCTAAACCTGTTGAGTTAATCAGCAAAATGCTTAATCAAATTGATGGATTGCTTATTAGTGACCCATTTTTAGGAGGCGGCTCGACAATGGTAGCCGCCCACCAACTCAATCGCAAATGCTACGGTATGGAACTTGACCCGAAGTATTGCCAAGTCATCGTGGACAGGATGCTTAAACTCGACCCGACCTTGGAGGTCAAGAGGAACGGCCTGCCGTACAAAACAGCAGAATAACAGCAGATGAGTGCCGAAGATATAAAACAACACGAGTTCAAGAAGGGGCAGTCAGGCAACCCCAACGGTCGGCCACGCAAGTATGTCAGCACCCTGATTGACCAAGGCTACAAGCGGTCCGAAATCAACGACACCATCCAAAACATGATGGCGATGACCTTCGAAGAAATTAAGGGCGTTTACGAAAACCCAACGGCAACGGTACTCGAAAAGACCATCGCCTCGGCCATCCGCAAGTCCATCGAGAAGGGAACGCTCTACTCGATGGAAACGCTGCTATCAAGGGTGTACGGTCAACCCAAGCAGGAGGTCGCTGCATCTATATCGCCTCAACCAATATGGCAGGGCGTAAAACTACAAGTTGACACCAACAACAACGGCAATCAAGATTGATGGATTCCGCAAACGAATCCGAATAGTCCAAGGCGGTTCATCGGCAGGCAAGACCTTCGCCATCCTGTCCTTGCTCTACTCCTATGCAGCCAACCCCGAATGCGGACCGCTTGAGATTTCAGTCGTGTCCGAATCCATCCCTCACCTTCGCAGGGGTGCGCTCAAGGACTTCCTCAAGATGCTCAACATGACAGGGCTATACCAAGAGGAACTTTACAACCGAACGCTGCTACGCTACGACTTCCCGCATGGCTCCTACATCGAGTTCTTTTCCGCTGACCAAAGCGACAAGATGCGAGGGGCAAGAAGGGATGTGCTATTCGTTAACGAGGCGAACAACATCGCATGGGAAGCCTATCACCAACTGGCCATCAGGACAAGGACCGCCATCTACATCGACTATAACCCAGTCCGAGAGTTTTGGGCGCATACCGAATTGATGCACGACCCCGATGCGGAGTTCCTGCTCGTTACCTACAAGGACAACCAAGCCCTTGACCCTGCCATCATCCGAGAGATTGAGAAAGCCAAGACCAAAGCCGAAACCTCTGCGTACTGGGCGAACTGGTGGAAGGTGTACGGCCTCGGTCAGGTAGGAACGCTTCAGGGTGCGATATACGAGGACTTCGAGGTTGTGGAGGGCATAGATGTCAGCAAAGCCAAATTCGTTGCCCTTGGCCTTGACTGGGGCTTCAGCAACGACCCTACGGCATTGGTCGCTATCTATCGGCAAGGCGACTGCCTCTTGGTGCAGGAATTGCTCTATGCTACGGGCCTGACCAACCAAGACATCGCAGACAAACTGCGGTCGCTGGGCATCACAAGGGCGTGGGAAATCGTTGCCGATTCAGCAGAACCCAAGTCCATTGAGGAAATCTACCGCCTTGGCTTCAACATCAAGCCTGCTGAAAAGGGTCCTGATTCGGTCAGGAATGGCATCGACATCCTCAAGCGGTTCAAGTTGCAGGTTACCAAGGATAGCACCAACCTCATCAAGGAATTGCGCTCGTACACTTGGGCGACCGACAAGGAGGGCAAGAACACAGGAGTGCCGATTGATTCGTTCAACCACGCCTGCGATGCGATGCGGTATGTGGCCCTCAATAAGTTACGAGTTAGTAACAGTGGCAAGTACGTTGTGGTGTAGTTTTGCGGTATGAACCTCTACCAAATTATTGACCTA